ATCTCACCGCCGCCATACATGGGCTTAAGGTTCTTAAGGGTATTCATTACCATTAACTGGTCTATAGCTGAATGACCGCCTTCTCTTGGTTTGTTATTCATATATCTCAATGTGTCCACTCCTATTGCTTTTACCCCATCTGGCGGAATGTATGTCTCGCCATTTGTTAATATGGTGTTTTGACTATTTGCCATGTCACCACTATCTGCACTAAACATACTTGCCACCTGTTTCATCCAAGGGTATGTCTTACTGGCACCATCACTTAAAATAAAAGAGCCTATAGGTATTGTTGCTTCCCTAGTATCGGTGGTTGGGCCCCTCATTCCCTAATCTCAAAGTGGGGGAAGTCGTCAAACTTATTGTCCTCTACCTCCCACCTGCCATTCTCCTCATACATATCCCAATTTCCACCCCATCTTATATTATGACCCATGCCCCTGCCAATGCCAATAACAAAGCCGGCGAACAATGTCTGCCGTTCCCGGTCTTCCCAATCCACAGGATAAGGGGTAACGTCAACGGCTTTAGAAGGGTTAGAATTATGCCTCCCATTAGGATACTTAACTTTAGTACGTTTTTCATCATATAATTTGTTTTGCCTCTCCTTGCTTCTGTGACCCTCTAAAATAGAGCAGTCCACATGCTTAATAACTTCACTGAACACATCCTGCAACCTCTGGTCGCAAGTTGATAACCTTTCTTTTGATCTTTTTGAGTACCTTGGCATGTATATATTTAGCTATCTTATGTTACCAACAAAACAGATAACAGTGCAATAGTTTTAGGCCCTCGCTCCTGTCATCCAGCTATATGCTTTCTTCTGGAATCTTTTTACCGATGTGTCTTGAGCTTTATCCAGTGATTCTTTTGACATCCTTGTGCTCTTAGGTGCTCTGGCAAAGTAGTCTGCATAGTACAACGCATCCATAACATCATCGTTTCTGGGTTTAGGATGCTCAAATAGCTCATCCACAAGCTCTGTCATCTCTTTTTGAATATAAAGCTTCTTAGAATTGACAATAGGGCCGAGACTGGTTTCCAGCCTATCCTGCTTTTTGATTCTAGCCGGAGGTTTAACTCCCTTAAAAATACCCGGAAGAAGTCTCTTTTCCTTTGCGGAAAGTCGTGTGACCATATCCCGAACCATCTCCTGTGCCGCAACTGTTTCAATCGTGACCCTGCGTACAGGCATATATTGGTTCGCAAGACGTATAATTTCCTTGGGAACATCGAATGTAGGTATTCGCTCACGGAAATACTCCAAGACATAACGATTATTACTGGAGTCAATCCCCATAACAAGAATGACTTGGTAGTCAGAAGTCTCAGAAGCTGTCGCCGCAAGGTCAACACCCATGTAGATATTGATCGGGATAGCATCATCACCGTCTATAAGATAGTTAAAATTACTATTACATTCAACTCTTCCGCTATAATACTGGATTCTGTCTATTTTGAAGGAAGCATTAGTAACATCACGAGCATCATTCATATACTCCTGAGCAAACTTATTAACCAGACCCGCTTCAATAAACTCCCGTTTCTTACCAGCAAGCTTAGTCAGGGAGAACTGTTCAGGCCAGATAGACTCATTATCTTCAATAGCACGCTTAAAAATCACTCCCCAAGGATATTCCCGTCCATCTTTTACTGATTTGTTATATCCGTCTGCTACGGTTTGCAGGAAACTGTCAAAATGAACAATAGTACCGGCAAGCCATATCCAGCCTTCCCTGCCGGGTGTTTCCTCTAAGGCAGGGTATACAGTGGATACAATCCATTTTTTAATGTCAGCACGCCTTTCAGGGGTCTTAGTGTTCAATTCAGATTCAAAGTCATCAAGTACAATACCCGTATATCGGACATCTACCTCTGCACGGCCCCTTAATCTCTGGGATGTGCCCTTAGCGATCACTCGATCACCCTTGGGGGTGACGATATCTTTCTCTGTCCAGCGTTTTCCTACACTGCCACCATCAAGATTACCGAAGTAATACCTTAATCTTTTATTAATTTCAAAGTGATTTCTTAAATATTTTAAGTGATCAATGGATTGACTTTGTTCTTCTGAAACCCAAGCAATGAAATGCTGTTCATTATCAGCGGCAAAGCACAGCTTATGCATAATAGCCGCTTTAGACAGGATAGATTTGCCAAAACCCCTAGGCATAATGATACAGGTTCTGCTTCCCGGCTTACTGGTCATAAGCCTTTCAGCAACATCGAAGTGAAAAGAAGGAGATGCTGACTTATTTGAAAAATCGTTAGGAAGAAAAGCCCTGCCAAAGTAAATAAGACTGGTATAGGCCTTGGCTAATACCTCATCTCTCTCTGCCATCTCCGATGGGGGTGGGGTAATGTTAAAAGGGGCAGGTTCTTTAGACATTTAGAGCATAGAATAAAGATTTTTTACAATACCACCTTCTTTATATCCAGTTAAATCTTTTGGTGTTTTTGGTGATGTGATTAAACCCTTGATATTTTTATACGGGTCTTCCCTACTCAAATGCTTTTGTACATTTTTTGCAAGTGGGGCTACAAATTCTTCCCAATCTTCTTTTTCCCATAGGCGTTCTAACTTCTGTGCTTTTCTTTTATCCGGCTCTACAGTCCTAAACATCCTAGAAATGGCCCTTTGTAAATAATGAGACTTTTCTGGTACATCCATTGCTATGGCTCTATCATAATCAATAAGTTCTCTTATTTGTGCATGGGCTTTTTTCCCATACTTTGAAAGGGCCCCATCTAATAAACTTCTAGTGCCTCCCGGCAAGCCAATATTTGCAACAAAGGGATCAACACCCCCAATGTATTCTGGGGTTTTATCTGCATACATAACACCAGTTTGAGCAAATTTATCCAGTTCAGCCTGTAAAATAAGATTGTCTATGTTATTATGGACACCAGTGGATACAGGTTGTGATGTAGTCATCTGCAATAGATTATTAGCCATATATCAGTCCTCTCTGCCTTTGAAATAATCTCTTTCAAACTCTTGCCTCAACATATCAAACATTAAAACATCCGAAGACCTAGCGGGTTTGTCATATTTAGTGTCCCACCATTCCACATCTGACTTATTAACGCTGGGGTCTTTACCCCTTACAAATCTGTTTGGGTGTAAATCATGCTTAAATTCAGAACTCCAATGACCTCCACTCTCTGGTATTGAATGACCCGACTCAAATGCCGCCCTATAATCATAATAATGCAATGGATCATCTGGATCAGGAGCATAATCATGCGTTTTTACAGCCGTATCCCACCATTCTTTAAATTTTTCATTAGCCATCTGTAAGTTCTTTTTGCTTCTCAGGGAGGATACCCTGCTCAAAAGCCTCTAACTTCTCCCTGCTGAAGCCGGTAAACTCCTGTATTAACGCTACGGAATCTACTTTCTTATCCATATTCAATAAACCAGCTATCTTCATTAAAGTCTCAATAGCTCTCAGCTTATCATTGTCCTTTACCTCGTCCTTATCAATCACACCCTTAGTGGTTTCCAGCAGATAACGCTTAGTAATACCCACTTCTGACATTAAATTTTCTATTTCCTTGTCCACTGCCTGCCTCACTGTTTTGTTTTTAAGTAGCAATGCTGACCTCGTTTCAGCATAATCCCTGCTAGTTGTCTTTGGAAAAGACATCATGTATGCCTCTACAGGCTCCATACCGTGTGCTATGTACTTTACGAAGTTTTTCTTGGCATCTGTAAGGTAAGTGTCACGCAATGCGTAATAATGGCTCTTTTTACTGAACCTGTGCATCTCATCCTTAACAGTACCAGCAAAACTGCCAGTAGTGTTTAAATTGAACATTCCAATAATAGTCCTGATAAACTTCGTGTTGCCACGCCTTTTCTCCGCATAAGAGCCTTTTTTGAGTATTTGGACTATCTTATCATCATGGGATAAACACCACTGACCCTCCTTAGCCTTCTTCCAGTCCTTGATAAGCTTTGTGCGGGGATGAGCCTTGCGAAACTCAGACTCGCTCTCATAAGCATAGTGCTTTACCCCCTTAATGGTGCGGAATAAGGCCAAATTAATTGGGCTCCTCAGCATCAAATAAATCAATATCCAGTATCTCTAACTCCGGCATGTGCTTCATCCGGTATAATAATTCAGATAACAAACCGATCTGCCTTGATGAAGGGTCTATAAGGTCAATAATGCTTAATTCACCGGATATCTCACGGCAACGCTCTAGGTTCTGATGGATGTTGCCAACATCAAACTCCCCAAAAAGGGCTTTGTGGTACAATGTTCGGTACTGATCCATGATTTAATTTAATAAAAACTTGACTACTATGTTTTATATAATATATATTTTATCTCTCTTGTTTAGTTCGGATGGTTTTTTTCTAATAGTACTATAGTATAAGTAGTATAGTAGTATAAATAGTAAAGTAGTATAAGTAGTATAGTAGTATATATAATATATATATAATATATAAGTAGTAAAAGTAGTAAGTATAGTATCCCGAGTTGTAAAAGTAGTACCCGCCCGGTAAAACTTCCAAAAAATTCTAAAAAATTATATAATTATGGGTGTCTCTCTTACATATCACACTACACTCCCCCCAAACCCTTTTCACGTTGAAATAATTAGGTTGAAAAAATGGAAAAGATTCCCCCCTGTTGAAAATATGAACAGTCTTTATAAGTCTAGCAATACGTGAATATACAGGTACAGCACTAAAATAAATAGATATACCACTTGTTACCCCCTAACCCCTAGAACATAGATTAAACACCACTTAAACAGGGGCAAACAATGAAGAAACCGGGCCTATTAAATAATAATGAAAGCAATTATAAGAGTAATTATAGATATAATATTATCCTTATTGATCACTTATATATAATAGATTCCAATCTTGCCCCCAACATAGTGAACCAACACCCCGAGAGAGTACCATCTTTTTTTAATGATTCAGGAACTTATTTTAATATAGATAGTATACAGGGTGTGAAAAATAATAAATGGAGCAAATAAAATGATCAAACTATTTTTAACACCCGAAGAGATTAAGCACCTTCACTCGATACTAAAAAAGAATACGCATTATCTAAAAGTGCAAATACAAAAGGCCCAAGAAAGTGGAGAAATTTTAGAGAATCCTTCCCACCACTTGGAGAGCTT